CTGGATACACAGGTACAGTAACAATACAACAACCATCACCACTACCACCGATCAATATCGATATTAATGGTGGTATTATAACAAATGTTTATTAAAAAAAATATTTATAAAATGATTAAAATACAAGACGTAACAGTTCCAACTAAAGGAACAGGTAAGTATCTCAACGTTAGAGCGCTTACATTTGACTTAGAACCTAAAAACGGAATTAGCTTATATTGGGCTATTCATTCAGAAACAACAAACACAGATGAAGAAGGTGTTGATACTCTATCTCCTGGATCTGTATTGTTAGAAGGCAATCTATCTATGCCACAAGAGACATATGATCAGTGGGGCACAGATGATAGCTTTGTAACAGACTGGGCTTTATCAGAGTTATCGCTAAGTAAAGCCTTATAGTAAAAAAACAATAAATAGCGTAATAGTATATAAGTAGAATTAAATAAAATATTATGGAAAACAAAATTAAAGACGAGCAATTAACTAAACTGCAAGAATTAGTAAATCAGATCAATCAAGCACAAATGGAGCTTGGCCAAGTAGAAGCTAGAAAATTTGACATTATAGGAATAATGCCAACACTTAGAAAAGAACTTAGCGAATTTCAAAAAGAGCTTGAATTAGAGTACGGAAACGTTAGTATTAATATTAACGATGGATCGATCACAAAAGCTTCAAATGAAACTAATCCGTAAGATTAGTGTAGGTAAAGATTATAAAACTGATGCTATGCACTACTCCGTAGGCCAAGAGGTTTACGGAGGGCATACCATCTGTGATATAGTTGAAGAAGACACTAAATATAGCATATACATAAAAAAGGATGAAGAGGTTATACCTTGGAAGGACTTTAATAAAAATATGGCTATATCAGTTGAGTATAATCTAGAGTATTAATGAAAGGTACTTTTTACTTTTTAATTAAACCTAAGGAAGAAAGATACAACAACACTAAGAAAATAGGTGATAAAGAACTAATACTAAATACAGAGATATTTAATCACAACTACATAAGTAGACAGGCAATCGTAATTGGTTTGCCGTCTGAGTTAGAAACACCTATATCTGAAGGAGATGAAGTAATAGTTCATCACAATATATTTAGGCGCTGGCATGACGCTAGAGGCAAAGAAAGAAATAGTGGTAGTTATATAGATGAAAACTTGTATAAAGCCAATAGTGATCAAGTATTTGCGTACAAATCAAACAATGAATGGAAGTCTCTTCCTGGTTATACGTTTGTAAAACCTGCTGGAGACTTAATTGGTGAAGTTGTATATTCTGACGTTTACAGCAAAGGTGATATTGTAGGATACAAACCAGTTGGTGAGTATGAATTCAATATCGATGATGAAAAGTTGTACAGACTTAAAACCGATTTTATTACAATTAAATATGAATATAAAGGAGAAGAAAAGCAGCATAATAGAAGCTGGTTATAAAGCGGTTGAGGAGTTAATAAAAGTTGCAGAAGAAAAAATCATTACAAATACAGAAGACGATGTGTCTGCTGATAGATTAAAGAATGCTGCAGCTACTAAAAAGTTAGCTATATTCGATGCGTTTGAAATACTAACTAGATTAGAAACTGAAAAAGCTTTATTAGAAGATAAAACTATTGAAAAGACCAAAGAGGTTTTTAGTGGTTTTGCAGAAAGAAGGAGTAAGTAATGTACGAACAAAGTCTAGTTAAGGTAGTCGATTGTATACCCATTAACGCCTTGAAGAGACTAAATAAGTCTAAGAAGTGGAGTTATGGATACGACAAGGACTACGACGTAGTAGTAATTAGTAAGACTGGTCAGATCGGTGAAGTATTAGAAATACAAGGCTTGAGAATAGCTTTACCAGCTGTTCCTAAAGAAGTTAAGAAATGGCCAAACAAAAGATGGAACGTAGAAGAGTGTCCAAAAGACCTTAGTAATATAAAATCTATATTTGACTGGAGAGGAGTTCCAGATTCTTTCAAGGAAAAATATATAGACTATATAGAGCAAGAGTTCAAAAGAAGAGACGAAGGATTTTGGTTTTATAACAAGGACAAACCTACGTATATAACAGGTAGCCACTATATGTATTTACAGTGGTCTAAGATAGACGTTGGTAAGCCAGACTATAGAGAGGCAAATAGATTGTTCTTTATATTTTGGGAAGCTTGTAAAGCGGACAACAGATGCTATGGTATGTGTTATCTTAAAAACCGAAGATCTGGATTCTCGTTTATGGCTTCTGGTGAAACCGTAAACTTGGCAACTATAACGTCAGATTCTAGATACGGTATATTATCTAAGTCAGGTGCTGATGCTAAGAAAATGTTTACAGACAAGGTCGTACCAATATCTATAAACTATCCTTTCTTTTTTAAGCCAATACAGGACGGTATGGATCGTCCTAAAACTGAATTAGCATATAGAGTTCCAGCTAGTAAGTTAACTAGAAAGAAAATGACCTCTACGGATTCAGTTGAGGAGATGCAAGGTCTTGACACTACGATAGACTGGAAAAATACAGGTGACAACTCGTATGACGGTGAAAAGCTTTCATTACTTATTCATGACGAGGCTGGTAAGTGGGAAAGACCTGAAAATATATTAAACAACTGGCGAGTTACAAAGACTACGTTGAGACTTGGTAGCAGAGTGGTTGGTAAGTGTATGATGGGTTCAACATCAAATGCGTTAGACAAAGGTGGAGCAAACTTTAAAAAACTTTACAACATGTCTGACGTAACGAAAAGAAATAAAAACGGACAAACAAGCTCTGGACTTTATTCTCTTTTCATACCAATGGAGTGGAACTACGAAGGATTTATTGATCAGTACGGCATGCCGGTGTTCAACAATCCTACAGAAGAGACTCTCGGGCCACAGGGCGACATTATAGACATTGGGGTTATAGAACATTGGCAGAATGAAGCTGATGGTCTTAGAAGTGATCAGGATGCCTTAAATGAGTTCTATCGTCAGTTCCCTAGAACTGAAGAACACGCATTTAGAGATGAGACTAAAAATAGTATATTTAATCTAACAAAGATATACGAACAAATAGATTACAACGAAGAAACAGCAAGACCAATTAAAGGTAACTTTCAATGGGTTAATGGTGTTAAAGATACGTCGGTTATGTTCGTGCCCGATAAGGCAAATGGTAGGTTTAATATATCATGGGTTCCACCAGTTCACTTGCAAAACAAAAGCATTACGAAAAATGGCATTAAGTTTCCAGGCAATGATCACATAGGTGCATTTGGCTGTGACTCATACGATATATCTGGAACTGTAGACGGAAGAGGTTCTAAAGGCGCATTGCACGGTTTAACAAAGTTTAGCATGGAGGATGCTCCACCAAATAGCTTCTTTTTAGAATACATAGCTAGGCCACAGACTTCAGAAATGTTTTTTGAAGATGTGTTAATGGCAATAGTATTTTATGGCATGCCACTGTTAGCAGAGAACAACAAACCAAGGCTTTTGTATTATTTAAAAAGAAGAGGTTATAGAGGTTATTCAATGAATAGACCTGATAAAGTTTGGAACAAACTATCTGTTGCTGAGAGAGAAATAGGTGGTATACCAAACTCAAGCGAAGACATAAAGCAAGCTCACGCTTCTGCAATTGAAAGCTATATAACAAGTTATGTAGGTCTACAAGAGGATGGAAGTTTTGGCAATATAGAGTTTAACAGAACGCTGAACGACTGGGCTAGATTCGATATAAATAAGAGAACACAGTTTGACGCGACTATAAGTTCTGGTCTTGCTATCATGGCTTGCAATAGACATTTATACGAGCCAAAAGCTCAACGAACAACTACTACTTTAAATTTTGGATTATCTAAATATAATAACAACGGTACATTTTCAAAAAGAATTGACGCATGATAAAAACAAAAACTAAATCCGTTTTCCCTAGTCAGGCAGTGCCTGATCAGGAGAAGTCAAGTTTAGACTACGGACTTCAGGTTGCTAAAGCGATCGAAGCGGAATGGTTTAATAGAGACGGTGGAACGTCAAGATATTACGACACTAAAGAAAGGTTTCATGAATTAAGACTTTATGCACGTGGTGAGCAGTCAATTCAAAAATATAAAGATGAATTATCTATTAATGGTGATTTGTCTTATTTGAATTTAGATTGGAAGCCAGTACCTATTATTCCAAAATTTGTAGATATTGTAGTCAATGGTATTTCAGAGAGATTATACAAGATAAAAGCATTTTCACAAGACCCAGCTTCAGTAAAAGAAAGAACTGACTATATTGAAGCTATGATGGAAGACATGCAGTTTAAAGAGTTTAAAACTGTAGTACAACAAGAGGCAGGTGTTAATACTTTCAACAATGATCCTAATAAGTTACCTCAAGACAACGACGAGCTCGCGGTTCATATGCAACTAGATTATAAACAGAGCATAGAGATCGCACAAGAAGAAGCACTAGACAATCTATTCAATTTAAATAAGTATAGTTTAACCAAGAAAAGACTAGATTATGATTTAACCGTACTTGGTATAGCATGTGTAAAGAACGGATTTAATACTGCCGAGGGTGTAACTATAGAATATGTTGATCCAACAAATATAGTATATTCATACAGCGAGTCTCCTTACTTCGATGATATATATTACGTAGGTGAGGTTAAACGTGTTACTATAACTCAGTTGAAGAAACAATTCCCTCATTTAACACAAGAGCAAATAGAGAGCATTGAAAGTAAATACCAAACCTCTAATTACGATAAATACAATTATTACCCAGAGCATCGTAGCGATAAAGACTACGTAAATATATTGTATTTTGAATATAAGACATTTAACAATCAAGTATACAAAATAAAGCAAACAGCAACTGGTGCTGAAAAAGCTATACAGAAAGCAGATACATTTAATCCTCCAGCTGATCAAAGATCTAGATTTGATAGAGTTCAAAGATCAATAGAGGTTTTATATAGTGGTGTTAAAATCGTAGGGCACGACGTTTTATTAGATTGGAAGTTATGTGAAAACATGACTAGACCGAAGTCTGATATAACAAGAGTAGCGATGAGCTACAATATAGTTGCACCTAGAATTTACAAAGGTAGAGCTGAATCATTAGTTAGCAGAATGATGACATTCGCTGATATGATACAGTTGACACACTTAAAGCTGCAGCAAGTTATGTCAAGGATGGTTCCTGATGGTGTTTATTTAGACGCTGATGGAATAGCTGAAATTGACCTTGGCAATGGTACTAGTTATAATCCTCAAGAGGCGTTAAACATGTACTTCCAAACTGGTAGTATCATTGGTAGATCAATGACACAGGATGGAGACTTTAATAATGCTCGTGTACCAATACAGGAATTGCAAACTAGTGCAAGTAACGCAAAGATAAATGCTTTGATACAATCATACAACTATTATCTGCAAATGATAAGAGATGTAACGGGATTAAACGAAGCAAGAGACGGAAGTAAACCAGACGAAATGTCATTAGTTGGTTTACAAAAGTTAGCAGCAGCTAATTCAAACGTAGCTACTAAACATATTCAAGACGGAGGTTTATATTTAACGCTTAAGACAGCAGAAGCTTGTTCGCTAAGAATATCAGATGTATTAGAGTTTTCAAATACCCAAAATCAGTTTATACAATCACTTGGTAGATTTAATGTCGGTACGTTAACTGAGGTTGCTAAATTACATTTACATGACTTTGGTATATTCCTAGAGATTGAGCCTGACGAAGAAGAAAAAGCCAGATTAGAAAACAATATACAGATGGCATTGCAACAGCAAGTTATAAACTTAGAAGATGCAATCGACATTAGAAACGTAAGGAATACAAAGTTAGCTAACCAACTACTAAAGGTTAGGAAGATGAAAAAGCTATCTTTGGATCAAGCATTAAAAGAAAGAAACATACAGATGCAAGCCCAAGCAAACCAAGAATCTTCTAGAGTTGCAGCTGAAGCTGAAATGCAAAAGAGTCAAGCGCTAGCATCTACAGAAGTTCAGATCGAAGAAGCTAAGATGCAGTTTGAAATTGCTAAGATGGAAAGGCAAGCAGAAATCAAGATGCAATTGATGGAAAGAGAGTATCAATTAAACATGCAACTTAAAGATGTTGAAAGTCGAGTGATTAATGATAAGGAGAAATATAAAGAAGATCGTAAAGATAAAAGAACTAAAATTCAAGCATCTCAACAATCTGAACTTATAGAGCAAAGAAAAAACAACACACCACCAAAACAATTTGAATCTGCAGGATTTGATAATTTAGGTGGATTCGGTTTAGAGCAGTTTGAACCAATGTAATATTTAAAACAATTATTTATATAGTATTTTATTATGGAAGAAATTAATGATCAGGAAGTTACACAAGAAGAAGCAGTAACACAAACTGAAGAAACACCAACGAACAGTGCAACTGAAGTCTTAGAAGACGGAACATATAGAGTTGACTTTTCTAGAATGGCAGAAGAGCCTACTGAAGATACAACGGTTGAAGAGCCCATGGTTGAAGAGACAGTTGAAGAGCAGGAAGTTCCTGTATTACAAGATGTCACTGATGAGCCAGAGCCAGAGTATACAGAGGCGCCAACAGTTGAAGAGCAGATCGACCAACCTAATAGTGAGCCACAAATTGAACTACCAGAAGCCGTAAAAAGTTTGATCGACTTCATGGAGGAAACAGGTGGAACAATCGAGGATTATGCTAGATTGAATGCTGACTATAGCAGCGTAGATGAAAATTCATTATTGCTAGAGTACTACAAGTCAACCAAGCCTCACTTAAGTCGCGAAGAGATTGAATTTATGATTGATGATAAGTTTAGTTTCGACGAAGACATGGATGAAGAGAGGGATATAAGAAGAAAAAAGCTTGCTTATAAAGAAGAGCTATTACATGCTAAAAACCACTTGGAAGGTTTGAAGTCTAAGTATTATCAGGAACTTAAGTTAGGTTCTAGATTAACTAAAGACCAACAACAAGCCGTAGAGTTTTTTGAAAAATATAAGCAAGAACAAACACAGGCAGAAGAACTAACTGCCAAGCAACAAAAGCATTTTGAAGCAGAAACAAGTAGAGTTTTCAATGATAATTTCAAAGGTTTTGATTTTCAGGTTGGAGATAAGAAGTTTCGCTACAATGTAAAGGATGTGCAAGAAACAAAGCAAGCCCAAAGCAATTTATTTAACGCCTTCGAAAAGTATGTCGACGGCAACAATTTGTTAAGTGATGCTAGAGGTTATCACAAGTCTTTATTTGCAGCACGAAACCCAGACGCTTTAGCTAACCATTTTTACGAACAAGGCAAAGCAGATGCTATTAGAGAAATGACCGCACAGGCAAAAAACATTAAAACTGATCGTCAAGATAGTAGCGGATATGTCGAAGCTGGTGGAACAAAGGTTAGGGTAATAAGCGGCGAAAATAGTTCAAATACAAAACTAAGATTAAAAAATTACTAACAACTAAAAATTAAAACAAAATGGCAAACGTAAGTTTCACAGGACCTGCTGCCGCTGGCATAGTAAGTCCTGCTTATTCAAAGATGACATTGTCATCAAATTATTTAGACATCCAAAACAATGGATGGGCACAACAATATTTACCTGAGCTTTATGAGCAAGAGGTAGATAGGTACGGTAATCGTACTATTTCTGGATTCTTAGCAATGTTAAGTGCTGAGATGCCGATGCAATCTGATCAAGTTATTTGGTCTGAGCAAGGTCGTTTACACTTAGCATACAATGCGCAAATCAACCCTGTAACTGGTGTTGTTGATACTATCACTAATGTCGACTCTGGAGCTTCTGAAGCGCACGCTGTGCGTAAAGGTTCTACTGTAGTTGCAGTTGTTAATGGTGTTGTATTTAAAGCTTTAGTTACTGCTGGTATCGAGGCAAGTACTTCTACTTTAACTATCAAGCCTTATGGAGCTGAAAACGTAGATGATTTAGCTGGTATCGCAGTTGATGACAATCAAGTTATCAAGTTCTTCGTTTATGGTTCTGAGTTCGCTAAAGGAACTGAAGCGATGACTGAGTCTATTGAGCCTAGCTTTAAGACTTTCACTAATCGCCCAATGATCATCAAAGATCATTTCGAAGTTTCTGGTTCTGACACTGCTCAAATCGGATGGATCGAGGTTGCTGGTGAGTCTGGACAAGGTGGTTACTTATGGTACTTAAAGTCTGCTGGTGATACTCGT